AACGTGGTCGATATTGACCAGTGCATCAGGATACAATTCCCCTGCTGGAGTAACTACCTTTAATCCTAGATGTGGAACTGGATACTATGGACGATTATGGGTAGGTGGTATAACAGAAGAGAAGGATGTTGTTTATTACTCTGACACGTTAAACGCACACAAGTGGTCTTCTGGAGCTGCTGGCTCAATTGACCTAAAAACAGTATGGGGTTCAGATGAGATTGTTGCCATCGAACCTTTTTATGGACAGTTGGTTATCTTTGGTAAACACAACATTGCCATCTACCAGAATCCAAATGATCCTAATACCATGTCACTGACTGAGGTAATCAGAGGAGTTGGATGTGCTTCTAGAGATTCTGTACAAGCTGTTGGTGACGATCTGTTGTTTCTATCCGATACAGGTCTACGGTCACTTTCTAGAACTACTGAATTAGATAAAGTACCTCTTACTGAGTTCTCAGTTAATGTTAAAGATACGTTGATTAGACACATTGCCCAAAGCAGTAACGTCAAGTCTTGTTATGTTGAAGATGAAGGTGTGTATGTCATGTCCTTTGTTGATAAGAACATAACCTATGTATTTGATATTAAACATAAAACTCCCAATGGTGTTCCTAGAATAACTATGTGGAACTTTGATGGTGATAGAGAGCCAGCTAGCTTAACTTTCACTGATACCAAAGGTTTCTTAGTAGGTCAAAAGACAGGATCAATAGCCACCTACGAAGATTACTATGATGAAGATTATGTGTCTGGGGGAACTCCGACAAGTCATTCTTATACTGGGAGCTTTCGTACAATCTGGATTAACTTAGGTAACTCTGCTATTGCTTCTATATTGAAGAAGATGAGAGCTATCATTGATGGGGGTTCTGGAACTGTGGTGGGTGTACAATGGTTTAAAGACTTTAGCTTAACACCTAGTCCTACTTCATCCTTTACACTTAATCCTACAACAACAGGAACAGTCGCTAAATACGGAGCTTCAACTTCTCTCTACGCTACTTCTACATACACACCTCTTTATGGTCTTAGAGAATATTCTTTGAATCTTACTGGGTCAGCTAAGTTCTTACAACTTAAGCTTAGTGCAGAAACAAAAGGTTATGTCGCATCATTACAGGCATTATTATTATTATATAAACAAGGGAAAATACGATGAGTAACTATACTATTGCCGTTGCATGGAATGGGAAGGATGCCTTATCTGACTCAGATCCAGCCAAGGTTATATCGGGTGATGACTTTCATACAGAGTTCTCTGCCATACAAACCGCAACAAACTCTAAGGCTGAGTTGAATGGTTCGGCAACAGAGTCCTTTAGTGCTACAACTGCTGCCAGTGGGACTAATACAACACAGGTTGCTACAACTGCTTTTGTTAAAACTGCATTAGCTTTGGTTTATCCAGTAGGTGCTATATTCACAACAGTTACAGCTTATGCTAACTCAGCAGCAGTAGTCACAGCTATTGGTGGAACAACATGGACTGCTTTTGGTGCTGGTAAAGTTCTTATTGGTGTTGATTCGTCAGATACAGACTTTGATACTATTGAAGAGACGGGGGGTTCTAAAACTCACGCACTAACTGAATCTGAAATGCCTAAACATTTCCATAGGGTATGGGGTCCACATACAAGCCCTGGGGATAACTGGCAAGGTATAGATGGGACAGAAGAAGGATCATTAGGCTCAAGTGCTGGAAACTTTAATGGTGGTACTCCAGATGACGCTGCTAGTTTATATGCAACTCACTCTACAGGAGGAGCTGCAAGTTCTGGATCAGAGTCTTATGGTTCTGGCAATGGTAATGCACATACCAACGTACAACCTTACATCACAGTATATATGTGGAAGAGAACTGCATAATGAAGTTCTTGGTACTTGGTCTTCCTAGATCTAGAACAGGATGGTTATCTGTATTTCTAAGCACACCTGATGTCCTATGTTTTCATGAGGGACTAGATGGGTGCTTTACTATGCAGCAATACAAACAAAAGGTATCAGGAAAAGCAGACAGCAATACAGCATTGATCTTCTTTGATATACGGAAACATTTCCCAGATACTAAAGTCATAGTTATAAACAGCTCATTAGAGAAAGCAATTAGCTTTGGAAAAGAAGAATATGGGGAAGATGTAACTGATGCACTGACTTCTGCTCAAGAAAAGATAAGAAAGTTAGATGCTTTACATATAGACTTTGATGATATTAATGAGAGATTACAAGAGATCTGGGAGTATGTTCATGATACTCCTTATGATGAACTCAGAGCTAACGAGCTAATTAAGTTAGATATTCAAATGAGAGACATTCACTCAATGGATGTTGACGCACTTACACAACTAATAACCGATGAAATCACATCACAAGCTTAATCTCAGGCTAGATACTCAAGAGTTAAAACAAGCTCTTGTTGATAATCCAGACTTGTTCGGTCAATACAATCAGCGAGGAAGTGCTGAAGGTTCTCCTCATAGAGAAATGACTGATATATGGATACGTTATAAAGATATTAAACCCCATTTAGAGTCTGGAGATTTCTCAACATTCGGTGATGAACACGATTCTGTTTGGTATTCCTCATCCAACCTACTGCCCGTGAAGAGGTTATTGTTTCAAATCATGGCAGAAGTTGATGGTGAAAGACTAGGGGGTGTTCTTATAACTAAACTACCACCCCACGGTGTTATACATCCTCACATTGACGGTGGTTGGCATGCTGGTTATTATGATAAATATTATGTACCTATACAATCATCTAAAGGTGATGTATTTGGGTTTGAAGATGGAGAAGTTATTCCATCAGAGGGTGATGTATGGTGGTTTAATAATTCCGTGGTTCATTGGGTTAAGAACGAAACAGACAACTATCGCTTTTCATTGATAGTGTGTATAAAGACAGAAAATAGATTAGGAGAATAATATGCCTTGGGGAGTCGTAGCAGGAGCAGTAGTAGGTGGAGTAGCAAGTGGTCTAGCAGCGGAGTCTGCTGAGGATTCAGCTAATGCAGCAGCAGCAGCTCAAGAAGCAGCAGCAGAGAAGGCATGGAGTAGAAGTCTTCCTTGGGATGTCGCAGGATCATTTGGTACAGCATCATTTACTTATGAAGAAGATCCTGAGACTGGACACATGGTTAAAAGGGACATTTCCTTAGACCTTAGTGAAGAGCTTCAGAAGGAATATGATTACAAGGTTGGTGGTCCAGAGAGACAAAGAGCTTTTATTGAACAATACCAAACTGATCCTGATACAGCAGCTCAAGCTTATTATGATAGATATAAGCAAATAGTAGCTCCTGAACAACAACAACAAAGATTGGGTTTGGAGAGTCGTTTACTTGGTCAAGGGATGCTTGGATCAACAGGGGGAGCTGGTCAAATGCAATCATTGACACAGGCTCAATTGATGCGAGATTATCAAGCTAGGACGCAAGCTGATGCACAAGTTCAAGGGATGATTGATACCTATAGAGCAAGGGGCGCACAAGACTTGGCTGGAGCAGTTTCCCTAGGAGATCTTCCATATAAATATGCAATATTAGGTGGGGGGCAAGGGGCGCAACTCTCTTCTTCAGCTCAGAATGTTGCTGGAATGATGACTCAAGCTGCAAATACTAGGGCGCAAGCTGAGATTAATACAGCTAACGCATGGGGAGGTGCTGTCAGTGGTATTGCTGGAGCTGTTGGTTCTGGATATGCTGGTGGTTTTGGTTCAGGGACTTCTGGATGGGGAAGCTTAGGTGGAGGAGGGGGTAGCGTCAGTGCTGTTCCTCAAGGTTATGGTGGTGGTGTTGGGATGGGCAACACGGTTACTAACTCAGGAGCTTTGAGTATGGGTAGCATGGGTAGTGGTGGTTATGGAAACTGGACGTTATAGGAGAATAAAATGTACGAATCAGCACTGAACTTTTCTACAGGAAAAGGAAAGGATATAGATGAGTTACTAGCTAACTATTCTAAGATTTATTCAGACATCGGCAAGAGCAACAGGCTTACTTTGGCAGAACAAGATAAACGAGAAGCTAGGGGAATGTTGACAGGTAGCCCTGAAGATTACACTTTAGCTAATTTATCTAATATAGCAGCTAAAGACCCAGAGCTTGCTAAGACCTTGATGACTATGCGTAGCG